ACCCGGGGGGAGGGTCGAAATTTTCAAAAAAAACGGCTCCACTTTCGGCCCAACTTACGAGCGAATCAATCCATTTTTTCCGAGGGGTGGTGTAAAAAAAAATAATGTATATTTGTAATATGCCAAATTTGAATAATAAAGGCTATAAACGCTTTGAAAGTCCTGTAAAACGAAATACTTACAAGGAATCGGATGATAAGAAATTTTACGGCTCCGCAATCTGGAAACGAATTAGGAGTTTACAAAAAATAAGGAAACCGATTTGCGAGGTTTGCGAAGCTAAAGGCATTTATACAGATTGTTCCGATGGAAATAATAACGGAATAGCGGATCATGCTATAAGACTTTTACAAGGCGGTCACCCTTATGACGAACAAAACCTATTTACACTTTGCAAAAAATGTCATAATACTAAAAGCAATATGGAAGGTAGAGGATTCTCACCAGGCAGAATAGCTAGTATCGACGGATATTACCTCCCACAAAGCAAAGAGAATATTATTAAGGCTATTATCAAGAAAAAAGTTAATTGAAATGAAAACACAAAAATTAAAAGACCTTCAGGGTACTTTAAAACCTAGTCGGGTTAAAAGAATCACTCCGCAACAGATTATTGCCCATAATCCTTTTGAATTGACTAATGAGGAGCAAAATACAGTGGAATTGGTAAAAAGACACTTAGAATCTGCTGATGCTAGCTATAATGTAGATATAATTGCTATCAATATGCTGGCTAGGTTGTTGACTGTTATCCAGCACGCAGCTAATAATATCTTAAAAAATGATGGTGTAGTGGTTTATCCTAATGGTGTGCAACAGATTAGTCCGGAATGGACAATGTTCAAACAGTCAGTAGAGATTTATAACGATATGTCGGATAGGTTTGGGCTAGACCCTAAAGCAAGGTTAAAGCTCGAATACTTTAATAGGGCTGATAAGAAGGAAGAAGATCCTATTATGAAGCTAATTAAAAACGCCTAATGTTTGATTTAGAAAACGAATTGATAGGCGAATATGCTAGACTAGCTATTCAAAGACATTACGATGACCTTAAAAAGTCAGAAAATAGTAATTATCCTTACTATTACGACCAAAAGGCAGCCGAAACCTATATTTCCTTTATGAAGGTGTGTAGATTGACAAAAGGTGAGTATGCAGCAATGAATGTTAATGTCATGCCCTGGCAGGAGTTCTTTTGGGCTATGATATTTGGATGGAAGCGTAAAATTGATAAAAAACGTAGGTTTAGGAAGGTTTACTTAGAAATATCAAGAAAAAACGCTAAAACGGAAACGGCTGCCCTTACTGCGGTGGCGTGTTTTATTCTTGATCAGGAAAAAGGAGCTGAAATTTATACGGCTGCAACTACTAGAGATCAAGCGCGTATATGCTGGGATGCTGCTAGGGTAATTTTAGACTACCTTAAAAAAGATAGTTCAGCCGTTAACAAAATGGTACAGGTTAGAGCGCATTCAATTTATAGCACTCAATCTAATTCAAAGATGGTACCAGTATCTTCGGATGCTAAAACACTGGATGGTTTGAATCCACACGTGGCAATCATTGACGAAATGCACGCGCATCCGGATAGTTCCATTTTGGAAATTATGGAATCGGGTATAGGTTCCAGAACACAGCCATTAATTTTAATAACTACGACGGCTGGATTTAATAAAGAAAGTCCCTGTTATCAGTTGCGTAAAGTTTGCTTAGATATTATTAAGGGCCACAAACATGATGATGCCGTTTTTCCATTAATATTTTCATTAGATGAAGAAGATGATTGGCAAAATAGCGATAATTGGGTAAAATCTAACCCTTCCATGAATGTCACTATTGGAATGGGTTATTTACAAGACCAATATACAAAAGCCATAAATGAAGGAGCTGCAAAGCAAATAGGTTTTATGACTAAGAACCTAAATTATTGGACTAATACTCATGCGACGTGGATAAATGAAAATATGTGGAACGAATGCGAAATGCAGGTAAATAATGACTTTTTTTTAAAACGTCCTGCTTTTGGTGGTTTGGATTTAGCCCAAACGGTTGACATTAGTGCATTTTGTTTGTTCTTTCCAGAATTTGACGGTAAGGCAGCTTTTTTATTGTGGAAGTATTGGATTCCCGAAGAAAATGTAAAGGAACGTAGTTTGAGGGATGGAGTGCCATACGTAGATTGGGCACTTAATGGAAGTATAAAGGTAACTAATGGCAATATAGTAGATAACGATGCTATTATCAATGATATTTACCTATTATATCAAAAGTATAACATTCGTAGTTTAGCTTATGACCCATGGAGAGCTACTCACGTTGTAATTTCCTTACAAGAAAGAGGCGTAAATGTTAAGCCATTCCCTCAAAGTTTTCCGGAGATGAATACGCCTATTTGTGAATTTGAGAAAATGATAACTGGTAAAAAGATATTTCACAATGGTGATCCAGTTGCAAAATGGATGCTATCCAATGTGGCGTTAATTATTAACTCTACAGGATTAGTAAAATTTGACAAAAGGAAGTCAAATGAAAAAATAGATGGAATGGTAGCGGCTGCCATGGCTATTGGTGAAGCTATTGACCCAAAAAATAAAATTAATTTAGATTTTAACCTAATTATTGGCTAAAATTTTTATTTGCTTAATAAAATTAATATATTCATCTTTGCAGTATGGAATTTTTAAATAAAATTGTAAAATTCATTAAGCGAAGTAGAATTTCTAATTTAGGGCCCGCCAAAGATTGGAAATTATATCAGGAACTTTTTGGTACTAACCAAAGGAGAGTATCGCACGAAACGTCTTTATCAATACCTGCCTACTTTCGGGCTTTATCTATTTTATCGGAACAAATAGCAAGTTTACCTTTTTCAATTTACGAAACTAAACCGGATGGAAATGTAATTGAGGCTATTAACCATCCAATGTATAGCTTAATAAAATATAGACCTTCAAATAAATACGATACGTTTAGTTTTCGGGAAGCTATTGTAAGACAAGCCGTAAACGGTTCAATGACTACGAAGTCAGGGAATGTTCTTATAATTCCCAATAGAAATCAGGCAGGAAATGTAATTGATTTACGTTTGGTTGATGAACCTTGGGAAATGTATAAGATTAATGGTGAATTTTACTATAAGCTAGAATCTAATAATGAAATTTATTCCCAGTCGGAAGTATTGCATATAAAATCCTTTAGCGATAATGGCTATTGGGGTAAAAGTTTGATAGAAGCTGGTAAAACTACTTTTTCTAGGGCTTTACATGAAATTGACTACGGAAATGATGTTTACGCTAAAGGCACTAATCTTTCTGGTACCGTAGAAACAGATATGATTCTTAATGAGGATCAATTAAACGCAATTAAAAAAGGTTGGGCAGATAAATATTCAGGGCCTAATAATCAACAAGGTGTTGCCTTCTTACAAGCTGGTTTTAAATTTAAGCCAGTATCTTCTAAACTAGATGCAGCCGATATTGATGCTAGAAAGTTGACTATTGAGGATATTTCTAATTTAACCGGTGTTCCAGGATTCCTTTTATTAGGTCAAAACAATATTTCAGCTACTAATATTGAAATTCTTAATAGAATATTTGTTCAATACACATTAAGGGCTTGGACTAAAAGAATTGAAAACGAATTTAACACAAAATTATTTCCTCAAAAGGATTGGGGAAAATATTACGTTAAATTAGATTTAGATGAGTTGTATAGAGGCGATGTTATGGCTAGAGCAGAATTTTACACTAAACTTTATAATATTCGAGCTATTGCACCAAATGAAATCAGAAACTTAGAAGGATTTAACCCTTACGAAGGTGGCGATAAGTTTGGTATGCCATTAGCATCGAATAGTAAGGAGGTAACTAATGATAATAATGGCAATGGAGCTGCAAAATAATAAATCAATGGAAACAAGATATTTTAATATTGAATATAAGAGCCTTGATAATAATGAAATTCAAGGCACAGCATCTTCATTAAATTCTCCCTATGATATGGGTAGTTTTGATGAAGTTATAGACGAACACGCTTTTGATGAAGCTGATTTTTCGGAGGCAGCCGCTTTATTTAATCATGACCAAAATATTGTTTTAGGTCGCGTTAAAAATGACACACTAAAGATTAAAAGAAATGGCGATAAATTAGTTTACACTATTAATCCGCCAGATACTTTCGCTGCTAAAGATGTTGTTACTTTAATTAAAAGAGGTGATATTTATCAATCTTCATTTGCTTTTGATTTAAAAGAAGATGGTGATATGTGGGATTATATGGAAGGAAGGTACAAAAGAACAATCAAAAAGATTAATAAAGTTTATGACGTTAGTCCGGTAACTTACCCTGCTAATCCTAACACGTCGGTAGCTTCACGAAGTATGGAAAGACATATTCAGCAAAATGAAAAAGCGGAATGCAATTTCACAGAGTTTGTTGAATTTTTGAACAATTTAAAAAAATATTAGTATGTTAAAATCTGATGAATTAAAGCAGTCGCGTTCCGCTAAAATAGAAGAAATGCGATCTTTAATTTCTGCCATTGAAACATTAGGGGCGAACGCCAACGATGAACAAAGGTCGAAATTAACCAACATTCGGAACGAGGTGACTAATCTTGAAAATGATATTGAAAATCATTTGATGTTAGAAGCTGAAGTTAAAAGAATGGCTACTCCTGCAGCAAGGGGTAACGAGAACAAAGTTAGCGACGAGCAAAGAGTTAAGAAAAACTACTCTTTTCTTAGAGCCGCTAATCTTGTAGCCAATAATAAAAGTTTAGACGGCTTGGAGCTTGAAATGCACCAGGAAGCCGAAAGAGAATTTAAACAGGCAGGAATTTCAGCATCCGGAAATCTTTACGTTCCTAAAATGTTTGTTAGGAGCGAAAAGAGGGATATGACTGTAAGCTCCGCACCTGGTGGTGGTAACACAGTACCCACTATTTTAGGTGATTTAATTCCTTTCCTTGACCCTAGATTAGCGGTTATTCAGGCAGGTGCCACTTTACTTACTGGACTAACCGGTAACTTGGATTTTCCTAGAAATGATGCAGCTGCTACGGCGGTTTGGGAAACTGAAAATTCTGCAAACGACGAAACTAGTCCAACGTTTGATAAAATCAGTATGTCACCAAATCGTTTAGGTGCATTCACTGATATTTCTAAACAGTTATTAGTTCAATCGTCTATTGACGTGGAAAACTTTGTAAGGAATCGTTTAAGCGAAGCAATTAACAGAGCATTGGACTATGCTTTAATTAATGGTGATAATTCTACGCAGCCATTTTACGGTATTTTAAATACTGCTGGCATAGGTTCAGTAGCTATTGGCACCGATGGTGGGCCGCTTACCTACAAGCACATTATTGACCTTGAAACTGCTTTAGCTACGGATAACGCTGATTTTGGTACTTTAGCCTATCTTACTACTCCGGGTGTAAGAGGATTTTTAAAGAATACTGAAAAAGCATCTGGCACGGCTCAATTTGTTTGGTCGGATGGTGCGCCTCCTGTTAGTCAGCAGGGTATTAGAACTGATTTGTTAAATGGTTATAGGGCTTATGTTTCAACACAGGTTCCAAACAATTTAACTAAAGGCAGTGGTACTAATTTGCATTCAGTAATTTTCGGAAACTTTGCCGAAATGCTTATTGGTCAGTGGGCTGGTTTAGATGTGGTTATTGATCCATATTCATCTTCTAAAAACGCCTTAGTTACCATCGTAGTAAATAGCTGGTGGGATGCTGCTGTACGTCATGCGAAATCATTTGCCGCAATTAAAGATGCGGATATTACTGGCATATAAATCTTAATAAAATGAAGAATATTTTAATAGGTTTGTTTGTTTTTGCTGCCATTGGTTTGACGGCATTTAAAAACGACCGAAGCAAAACTTTAGATGCTAATTATGACGATGCATCTAGTACGTTTTACAGCTATTCAGTAAGTGACACAATCACCAACACTGAAATAGACACAATAACTATTCCTGTTAGCTTGTTAAGCCCTTGGAGCGGTTATTGGAGTGTAGTAGCTACTAATTTGTCAGGCACTACTTATATTTTGCCTACGGTTTTGCAAGCTGCTAGCTCTACCGATTATACAAGCGTTGCAACTATGGACACATTAAACGTAAATGGTTTAGTGCAATCTAATGAAGATGCTTATATTGGTGGAACTAAATATAGATTAGTGTTGACTGGTGTTGGTACGCAATCAACTAGATACACGGCTTATTTTGTAGCTAAAAACGAATAAATGAAAGTGAGATTTATAAAATCTCCTTCTGGTTCACCTCATTCCCTTGGATATTTTCAGGGGGATGAGGCAGAACTAAACGAGATTACTGCAAAGGAATTGATTAAGCTAGAAATAGCTATTGAGGTAAATGACAAACCGAAAGATACAGATTTTAAGCCTGTCATTGAAAATACAAGTAGCACCAAACCAAAAAAAGCTATTAAGAGATGAAACCTTGGAGAGTAACCGTTGACCAAACTAATGAATTATGGACTTTAAGCGAAGTCAAAAACTATTTAAAAGTTGATGATTCAGCGGACGATTCTCTTATAACTACTATTATAAAAGGTGCCAGGGAAGCGGTGGAAGCTAGGCAAAATATTAGTACATTAAATAAAACCATTGTACAAAGATTAGAAAGATTCCCATCTTCTTACAAAGTTGCTACTGATTACGAAAATGTAATTAAACTTTTAGTTTATCCAGTTATTAGCGTTACCTCCATTACTTATTTAGATGAAAATGGAAATAGCCAAACATTACCACAAAATTTATATGAAGTTGATACCTATAAAGGAATAATTGGTGAAGCTGTAGATCAGGATTTTCCAGATACCTATCTTTCATTAAATGATGTTACGATTACCTACGTTGCTGGATTTGGAACGGCTGCAACAAGTTGCCCAACAGATATTAGAATAGCTATTTTAAAAATGATAGCTAGCATTTACGAGAATAGAACTGATAGTGTTTATAAAATGCCTACGGCTTCTGATGTTATGTTAAATCGACATAAATATGACTGGGTATAATAAGAATGAAGTTATCGGGAAAATGAGGGATAGAATTATCCTTCAAAATGTTACAAGGTCAAAATCATTAACAGGTTTTGCTACGGAAACTTGGACTAATGCTGCTACTATTTGGGCTTATGTGGATAGTAAATTATCGCGTTCAAATGAAACAGTTATCGAAGGAAAAAACACTGCTAAAAATGTAATTGAATTTACTATCAGGTATAATTCAAGTATAACAGAAGAAAGTAGGGTAGTATTTAATAGCAAAGTTTATCAAGTAAAAAACTTAGCGATAAGTCACGACAAAAGATTTATTGACTTTACAGGATTTTATTTTGATAGCTACGCAAATGTTTAATTATGTACATTAAGTTAGCAAGAATAGACAGGCTTCGGAGGTTGCAAGCGCAATCTCAAAGGAAGGTAAATAAAAAAGGTGAAATACTTGGTATTTACAACCTTGCGGAGGCTGTTGTGGAGCTTGATAATTTAATGTGGAGAATTACCATTGAAAAAAGAAAAGAAATAGCAAAAGCCGCTGAACCAATAGCTTTACAAGCTTATCAAAACATGATTCCTAAGTCAAAGGAACCACATAAGTATTTTATCAAAGGCAAAGGATTAATTTATACGATAATGCCTGGAAACCTTCAGAGGTCTATAAAAATTATATCTGATGTAAAAAACCTTAAAAAAGCTACCTCACTTATTGGGCCACTATATAAAGATGCTGGTAAAGGTGCCACATTAAATAGCGATTCCAAAACAGACGGCTTCTATGCTCACATGATTTACGGAAGTACTAGAGCATGGGTTTTAAAAGTTAAGAACAAAGCTGAAAGGGCTAGTCAAATGGCAGTTGTTCAAAGAATGTCACAGGAGGCGTTAAGAGTTGGAAAAGAATACCCTCGTAAATTTTGGGAATTATGATAGGTAAATTAATATACGGAAGATTATCGACGGCAACAAATATAACTGCCATTGTAGGAACAAATATCTATCCAGATATTACGCCTCAAAATGTCGATTATCCTTTTGTCGTTTACACTGCCACAAATAGCACTCCCGTAGATTACAAAGATGGACAAAGTAATTTAGAAGAAATAAATCTGCAAATTGACGTTTATACCCAAAATTACGACACTACTCAAAACCTAGCTAATTTAATTAGAAATAGATTAGACAGATTTGTTGGCACAGTTGAGGGTGTTGAGGTTCAAACAATAAAATACGTTAGTAGTAATAGTCAAGTATATAACGCTGAATTATCGGTATATTGGCTAAGTATTGACTTCATGATAAAAATGAAAAGATGAAACTAAGACTTTTAAAAGAATGGAATGGAAAGGCACCCGGTAAAGTAGGCGTTTTTCTTTCGGAATACGGGGAACAAATGATTAAAGATGGTATAGCAGAGCTACTTGATGAAGATTTTGTAGTAGAAAATATGCCAAAAAAAGAGGAATCAAAACCCGACCCAGTTTATATTCCTATTCCCGTAGCTGCTGAATATTTCTACGGAGAATTGAAAGAAGAAGAAGAAGAAAATATTACTAAACAAAAAAATAAATAACCATGCCAACTACAGGGATAATTAATGGTACTTTAATGAGGCTTTATAAAGATAGTACTGCTATCGGTTATGCCACATCGTGCCAAATGAACATTTCATCTGCTATGCGTGAAATTCTTACAAAAGATAGCGCAGCTGGTGGATGGAGGGAAGTTAAAAAAGGGCAACTTTCTGGAACACTTTCTACGGAGGCATTATACGCGGGCCCGGGCGATGCTTCTACCAATTACCTATTTGATGATTTGTTTACCGACTTAACAGCAGGTACGGAACTTACTATTAAATTTACTACAGACGTTGTTGGCGATAATGTGTACACTATGAAAGCCATTTGTACATCCTTAGACCTTAACGCAGGTGTGGAAGAAAATGTTAGCTATTCAGCATCCTTTGAGGTGACTGGTGCAATTACAAAGACAGTTAAAGCATAATTTTAAATTTTAACACATGAAAACAATAACAATAGCCAACACATCCATACCGATTAAATTTGGTATGTATGTGTTAGGTACATTTCTAAGGGAGAGGAAACTTAAATTAAGTGACCTTTCCCTTTTAGGAGAAGATCTTTTACTTGCCCTTGAACTTGCTTTCGCAGGCGTTCAACAAGGTTATAAAACTAAAGGAGAAAAATGTCCTTATGACTTACAATCTTTTTGCGATTTGGTAGACACTGATATGGGTGGCATAGCCCGTATAATGGAAATGATTTCAAATGAGATTTCACCTCCAGAAGATGAGAGCCAAAAAAACGTAGTAGCGAAGGCGGAGAGCTCACCCTTGAATACATCGAGCGATTTTGTTTCGGAGTTTTAAGGTTCCCACCTTCGCAATATAATGAAATGAGTTTTAGAGAGGTTGTTGTAGCTATGCAAGGTTATAATAATTTCTTTGAACAACAGGAGCAAACCGAATGGGAAAGGGTTAGATGGCAGACAACACTTTTACTAAATGTCCATACGGCAAAAGGTAAGAGTTTAAAGCCAAAAGATTTAATTGAGTTTCCATGGGAGAATCCGACAAAAAAAGAAACTAAAAGAAATTTGACAAATACTGACAAAACAATATTTGACAAATGGGATAAAGAATTATAAATGGCAATAGGTAAACTTAATTTAAAACTTGGTGTAGACGTTTCAAATCTTGACAAAGAACTTGGAAAGGTTGAGCGTAGTATGTCAAGGTTTGGTAGTAAGATGCAAAATGTAGGCACTACATTAACTCAGTCGTTAACTTTGCCTATCATTGGACTTGGTGCTGCTTCCTTAAAATCATTTGCCGACATTGAAAAGCTACAAAATGGTTTAATAGCCATTATGGGAAGTAGCGAGGAGGCAGGAATAGAAATGGAGAAACTTCGCAAGGTTGCCGAAAATCCGGGACTTGCTTTACCCGAAGTTGTGAAGGCATCCGCTTCTTTACAAAGTGTAGGGATGAATGCCGACGCTGCAAGGGAAACTATAACACAGTTTGGTAATGCCGTAGCAAGGGCAGGAGGTGGTGCAGAACAATTTGATGGTGTAGTGTTGGCACTATCACAGATAAGCGCGGTTGGTAAAGTTACGCAGGAGGATCTTAATCAGATTAAAGAAAGGTTGCCAGAGTTTGCGAGGGTGATGAAAGAAGAATTTGGTGTAGTGACTGCCGAAGGAATAAGGGAGTTAGGAATAAGCAGCGAAGAATTTATAAAAAGAAGTGTTGGTGCTTTAGGAAATTTGGAAAGGGCAAACGGTGGTCTAGCTAATACGTTTGATAATTTAAGGGATAATGTTAGTGCATCATTAGCAGAGTTAGGTAAAGCAATAAATGAAACATTAAACTTAGAGGCAGTTGCCGCAGCATTAAGTACAGGATTACAAAGGTTAGTAGATGGATTTAAGTCACTTAATCCGGAAACACAGGGCTTTATTGTTAAGGCTGGTTTATTGGTTGCAGCTTTAGGGCCTGCAATATTTATAGTAGGTAAATTGATTACTACTTTTAGTGCATTGATAGGTACTACTCGTTTAATAATGGATACTGTAAAAAAATTATCTACGGTAATATCCGGTGCCTTCGCAAAAATACTTGCTAATCCTGCTATTCTTGGTGTTACTTTAGCCATTGCGGCAGTTGGTGCGATTGCTTTATACGTTTACGACAACTGGAAAGCTTTTAGCGATAGGTTTACAAACATTTGGATAAACATAAAAAACAGTGCTAACAAAGGAGTAGCTGATTTTATGATGGCTATTGATAAGCTTCAAAAAGCAATGGGGTATCAATTATTTGATGTTAGTGGCATGACAAAATATCAAGCAGAACAGAAAGTAGTTGCAGCGGAATTTAAAACAATAGGCGAAACAGTCGATAGTCTTAAAGGCAAATTTAAAAGCTTATTCATGGCTGCTCCGGGCAAAGGTGGAGGTGGTGGTGCAACAGAAGGAAATGGTGAATTAGTATTTGGCAGCGGTGGCGCACCGACAGGAGGAGGAACGGGAGGAGGTAAAGGCGTTGGAGCGGCTTTAAATACTCCAATAGATACAGTAAATTTATTGCCTACCTTAGATTTACTTCCAGATAAAATAGAAAGTATTTCAGCTGCAAATGAAAGATTAAAACAAACAAATGAAGATGTAGCTAAATCATTTAATAATATTACACCTGCTGTAAAATCTGCCGCAGATATGTTAACACCTATGCAAGCTATATTAGTGGAAGGAATAAATACTTTTGCTGATTTAGCGGCTGGTGGTTTTGAGAGCATGAAAGAACTTGCACAAGCAGTTAAAAAAAGTGTTGCTGAAATAATAGGCAATCTTATTAGAATGTTTGTTGCTAAAGCATTAGCAGGTTTACCTCCTACTCCTTTTATGTTAGCCATTGCGCCTGCAATAGCAGCATTGGCGGGTAATTTAGGGAAAAGTTTAGTTATGAAAATTGGCGCACCAAAATTAGCCGAAGGAGGTTTAGCATACGGACCAACAATGGCAACCGTAGGGGATAACAGAAATGCACGAGTTGACCCAGAAGTAATAGCACCTTTATCAAAGTTAAAATCAATGATGGGAGATATGGGTGTAGGTGGCAGCCTTGAAACAAGGATAAGCGGTAATGATTTGATTATATTACTTAACAGGTCACAAAAAGGTCTTAACAGAGTACAATAATGGCAGCAAGGTTTCAAACCACAGTATATAACGAGAAAGGCAGGAAGATAGTAGTTGCTATTAAAGACAAAGTCTTTTCCGGTATGACTTATGATTTTGATACTATTGGTTTGCAGCTGCAATATGACAGTGAAAGTCAGCAGGGTCAGGAAAGATTTACTCCTATTATTGGCTCACGTTGTTCATTGTCTTTATTAATAAATAATAGTGATCTTGAAACATTACTTCTTGATATTGGATTGGCAGTTGAGGGAAGGTTCACAATGGAGCTGACCGCCTACGAGGATGATAACACAACAGTATCATTTAAATGGTATGGCTATATAGTTACAGATTTGGTGGAATTTGAAGACGTGCCATTAGTGATAGGTTATCAGGCTCAAATATCTGCAATAGATGGATTAGGATGGCTAAAGACATTGGATTATAAAAGCGCGGTTGGGCCCTACAACGGGCAGGACACAGTTGTACAGCATATTTTAAACTGTTTAAATCAGTTGGATTTTGTACAAGAGAACTTAGTGGCAAATAGTTTGCCAGTGTTACATACTATTTTTAACTGGCATGAAAATACAATAGCATACAATGCTGCCTCTGATTATTCTTTATTGACAGTTATTCAGCATCGGGCATTTTACCATAAAGACACTAAAAGCAATTATGTTTACCAAAGTTGCTACGAAGTTCTAAAAAAGATTTGCCAAACGTTTGGAGCAAGATTAATATTTAGTGGGAATCAATATTGGTTTATCCAAGTCAATGAATATTCAAGAACACCTGCAACTAAAAGATACTTTAAATATAATGCTTTTGGGATCCAACAATCAGGTACATTTACCGCAGATTTAACGCTTTCTAATATTCAGACCAATCTACCTGGAAGCGACTTAATGAGATTAAGCGGTGGTAAATGGACTTATTATCCTGCTTTAAAAAACGTGGTAATTAGGTATAATCATTTTGCTAAACAAAACTTATTGGCAGGCGTAGAATATAACTACACAACAAATACAACTCCAGTTATTACCACTACTCCGACATTAGATGCCTCTAATCCGGATGCTCGATTGTCATATACTGGAATACTTGGATTTTATGCTCAGGCACTTAATCCTGTAAACTTTGAGCCGTTTCAATTTGTGTTTGCCGTTAAGGTAGCATCTATAATCAATAGTTTTCCTTTACAAGGTTTTGAAAGTGCTAACTGGACATTAGGCAGCGGATGGATAATTGATAATAAAATACTTGAAGGTACTTTAATAGCTACGGAAGCGTTTTACACTACATTCACAGTTACATCAGGAAGGAAATATTATGTTAAAATAAAAGTTGATATAGAAAATAGTGGTAGTCTTAGATTACGTTTAGGAGGAGTAACAAAAACAATTACAGAAAGTGGTGATTACGATTATGTCATTTTATCCACTAATACAGACACATTAAAATTAGATAGTGTTTCTACTCCAAAGTTTACCGGTAAAATAAAATCGTTACAGGTAAAGCAGGAAAATAAATACTTAAAAAGAGGCGTGACTTACACGAATGGATTTAACTTCCAATTAGAGCCAGCAACGTGGGAAAATACATTTTACGAATATGAATTTAATACAGAAACAATAACGGCTGATGCTGCTTTCGTTGCTTATAAAACTATCACATTTGATACCTTAGATATTCCAGAAAGTGCTGAGTACGTATGGGAAATGAGATTAAAAGAAATGCGAAATGAGGCAGGAAGTAGTATAATTTCCAACTTTGCCGTATCTTATTTACTTAGTAACAATTACCTTGAATTTTTACCTACTGGTGCCGTATCTGGGCAAAGCGATATTCTTGAATACGGTTCTGATAACGACGATAAATCTTCCACAGTTTTTAGCCTTGATACATATATAGGTGACGGGCCTAGTAAAACAACGGATGGAGGATTAAAGGTTCTTGAATCTGGCACGTATGAAAATAGTAGCAGTTGGGATGTAGGCAACGGATCCGGATTTAACAACGTCACGCAGTTATTGGTTAATGAAGTTATTCGCGGACAACTCACACCAAAGCTACGCATGGTAGATATGCCATTCCAAAATCTATCCGTTGACAATCCCTACCTACCTCACAAGGTCATAGAATATTCATCCGGATATTACGTTTTTGAAAGAGGATCATTAGATTTAAAAACAGAAATTTGGCAAGGTGATTACTTTAAAATAGAACTTGATGCCTAACTACACAGAAAGAACCGTATTATCCAAACCTCGTGACTTTAATCAAGTGGCAAACAATGCCGGAAGTGGCGGAGTAGTAAATAATAATGTCACTGAAACTATAAACAATGTGACTGTTACAGGTTCAGTCATCGCAATATTTAATCAAGAATTTCTTGATACGACATCCAATATTTTGACATGGACACAGAATAACGGAAAGCTACCCACAACTAATTTAAACGCCTCTATTCATGTGTACCAGAATGGGCAAAAATTAGTAGATAGTCAATATACTATTACATTACCTGCAACTATTACTATAGATTCAAACAGCCATTACGATGGAAGTAATTACATTGTATTTGCTATAAATATAAACTAATGGAAGAAATTAAAGCACCTAAAAAAGAAAGAAAGTTTTTAAAAGCCGTTGGGAATATTGCCAAAGTTTTAGCGAATGAATTAGTCATGGGAATAGCTCGAAAGTTTATTGGTAAAGCTATTGACAAAGTAGGCAATAAACGGCAAGGGTTATCAATCGTTTTAATTATTTTAGCTTCGTCTTTTGCCATTGCTCAATACCCAACAACAGGTAATAAGCAAAGATTAGGTTTCCAAACTACGGGAGACGGGCTCGTGTGGCGCGGTTCAATATCCGACACAGCTTCAATTCAGCCAACAAACAACCAAAACGCATGGGTAATTATTGACACAGTAAATTTAAAATTATATTCTTTTGATTTTACTTCTAACGTTTGGAATTTAATAAGTGGTGCAGGAGGCTTAACAATGCCTTTCGATTCCATTACTTTTAACACGGCAAAGGATGGCACGGTGGGAGTGGGTGAGGTAGAATATAATGATACCCAGGGAAGTTTAATACAAGGATTAAAAGGTGGTTTAGTGACCAATGTTATCGGGCAACAATTACATCAAAGGGTAAATAACAGAACAGGCGCAACATTGACAAAAGGAACGGCTGTTTATTTATCAGGAAGTCAGGGAAATAGAATAACCGTTGCTAAAGCTTTAGGCGTTACCGATGCCTTTTCGGCTAATACATTTGGAATAGTAGCTGAAGATATTTTAAACAATCAAAGCGGATATGTTATAACCGAAGGATTAATAACAGGATTAAACACATCAGCATTAACAGAAGATAGCGCGGTTTATTTATCGCCAACGGTGGCAGGTGGTTTAACATCTACAAAACCACAAGCTCCACAACACAGTGTATATATCGGAGTATGCGTCAAAACTAACGCTGGTTCTGGAGAATTATTTGTCAAAATTCGCAACGGGCAGGAATTAGACGAGCTTCATGATGTACGTATAACTTCGCCAGTTGACAAGGCATCTTTATATTATTCTGGTGGATTATGGCGCGATACAACGGCAGCCCTTTTAGTAAGTGACACGGCTTCGATGTTAGCTAATTACGCAACAAAAGCCTACGCGGACACAACGGGAAGGTTATATGCAAGACAGGATTATACGACAGGTGTAACATCTTCAACTTTGACATGGACACAAAGTGATACTTTGATTCCTGGGGGAGTTAATGTTATTCAAGTGTATCGCAACGGACAAATCCTTTTGCCTTCGCAATACACAATACCAACTTCAACAAGTGTTATTATTGCAGCTTCATCATTCAAAGTTGGTGATAATTACACGGTGATTTTTCCCCGTGGTGGCGGTGCAGGAAGTGGTGGAGGATCGGGAAGTTTAACATCTATATCCGGTGGTACGGGAATAACAGTTAGCCCAAATCCAATAACAACAACGGGTACAGTATCGGCTGATTTATCTGTATTAATGGAGTTGACAGATACAAGTTTATTAAATCTTACTACAAGATTTGCAAGTAAATTAAATACAACTGATACGGCTTCATTATCCTCAAGAATAAATGCAAAAGGAAATGGCACGGTAACAAGTGTAGCGACCGGATACGGCTTAACAGGTGGCACCATTACCACAACAGGTACATTAGTTTTAGATTCAGCGGTTATATTTTCTAGAATAAGAGATTCAATTGTTGACGTTGCTATTGGGAATGATACCATAAAGATTTTAAAACAGGAATACGCGCCAGCCACAACTAGCGTTTTAACTTGGACAATTACGCCTAAATTCCCTATTCAATTAAAACAATATATTTTAGTTTTTAGAAATGGCCAGCTTCTTATTAATGACCAATATAATTTAACTGATACTAATAAAATTACTATTGTTTCAAACTCCTTCAAGGCTGGTTCAAATTATACGGTGGTTACAGTGTCTGGCATTGGTTCGGTTGGCACTGGTACTTTCCCAAATCCTGTTTATCCAGATGCAGGGATAGCATTGTCAACTGGCACTACATGGGCTTCATCTATTCCTAATAATAGCACAAATTGGAACACAGCCTATACAGATAGATTAAAATGGGATGGAGGTGCTACAGGCTTAATTGCTGCAACGGCTCGAACAAGTTTAGGAGGTACAACAATAGGACAATCAATGTTCACTTTAACTAATCCTTCGGCTATTTCTTTCCCTAGATTTAATGCGGATAACACAGTGAGTGCATTAACGGCAACTAATTTTAGAGCAGCCATTGGCGCAGGTACAGTTACAGAGGTAGATGCTTCGGCAACGGCTGGGAATCCAATATCAATAACCGATAAAACAACTACTCCAAAAATAGAATTATTAAGTGCTACAAGTGGCAGGAATGGTTATTTAACTTCTACGGATTGGACAACTTTTAATAATAAACAAACGGCTTTAACTTTTACTACTCCTTTAGTAAATACAAGTAATACAATTACCATAAATCAAGCGAGTGGTAGCGTAAATGGATTTCTTACATCAATAGATTGGACAACTTTTAATAATAAATTTTCATTTGCCGACACAACTCAATTAAATCTTACTTCCAGATTTGCAGCAAAGCAAAATACTTTAGTTTCGGGTAGCAATATAAAAACGGTTAACGGAACAACTTTATTAGGTAGTGGTAATTTAGCTGTTGGTACATTAGTAGGAAACGACACTGTATTACTTTCAAATAGAATTAATTTGAAATTAAATACAACTGATACGGCTTCATTATCAAATCGAATTAATCTTAAATTTAATACAGCCGACACAACACAATTAAACCTCACATCCAGATTTGCCACAAAGCAAAATAATATAACGCTTACCACAACAGGTACAAGTGGATTAGCTACATTTAACGGTACTACTTTAAATATTCCTAATTACACATCATCAGGCGGTGGCACTGGTACAGTTACAAGCGTAGGATTAACGGCACCTTCAATATTTACCGTAGGAGGTTCCCCTGTTACAACAAGCGGAACTTTAGCGTTAACATATAGCGGAACGGCTTTACCATTATTAAACGGTGGTACAGGTGCAACTACAGCGGATGCAGCATTGACTAATTTTGGAGCTACGGCAATGGGTAAATCTTTGTTTAGTCTTACCAATAGTGTATCTGATAAATTTATTAAAGTTAATACAGATAATACAATTACTCTTTTAAATGCAGCTGATACGAGAACGGCTATTGGTGCAGGCGTTGGAACATTGATAAGCGTTACAGCAACTAGTCCAATGGCTTCATCTGGTGGCACTACTCCTAATATTAGTATGACTGCTGCAGATGTAAATGTAAGCGGTTATGTTACTCACAGTGGCTCGCAAATTTTTACAGGAGATAAAAGTTTTTTAGGATCAACTACGCTTACTGGTATAGCATTTTTTAAAGATTACACCTATCAAGCTACAAGGCTTGCGGGACTATCTTCTACCGATAGATTTGCTACAGTTACATTAGGTAGCGGTTTATCTTTATCAGGCGGTATATTAAGCGCAACAAGTGGAGGGGTTACAAGTGTTACGGCTTCATCTCCTTTGTCATCATCGGGAGGTGCTACGCCTAATATTACAATTACGGATGCAGGTGCTGCAGCTTCGGGAGTAGTAAACACAATTACTCAAAGTTTTGCAGGAAATAAGACATTTACGGGTACATTATCCGTTAGTTCTACGGGTACATTTGGAGGTAGAGTAAAAACTAATTGGTTGGAGCGTAATTACGCATATAGCACAAGTTCATCATTTACAGTAAGTGTAAATACTACATGGCAGGACATAAATACAAGTGTCTTAACAACATTAACCCTTCCTAATGCTGCAACTTATCCTGGAAAAGAATTACATTTAAGACAATCAGGTACAGGTCAATTAATATCTTTTTCTTCAAATGTTATTCCTTTTGGAATACCTCCAACAGGTAGTGCAGGTACAGCAATTTTAAATCCAACAACTAATAGAGCGGTTACACTTGTTAGCGATGGTACAAATTGGATAATTATGCAAAGAAGCGAAAATTAATCATTAAAAACATAAACATGAAACAACTCCTTTTCCTCTTCCTTTTGCCTTGCTTTGCTTTGGCACAATATCCGAGCAACGGCAATCAAAAAATAACGCTCGGAGAACAGACCACTGCCGATGGGCTTATTTGGCGAGGTGTGGCTGCTGATACCACATTGACGGCAAAGAGTGACACGGCTGCATATTTTGTGCTTGATACGGTAAATATAAATCTTTACACTTACAAGGCTTCTGCAAGTGGGCGAAAGTGGCGGCAACTTGGAGCGGACACGGCTTCGATTGCTTATGTAAATACTTATGGAACGCAAACGGTAAATGGGGCAAAGACGTTTAGTAGTATTTTAAATGCAAATAGCGGATTAAAAGTAAAAGCTTTGTCTGGTGCAGGCGCTATATACTTACTTGGAAACAACGATGGAACATCGCACTTTTATTATTTTGACCAAAATGAAAGTACTTTATATCATTATATTGAAGGTACTTCTACAAAATTATCTCTTATTTCTCAAGGTAATAGAGATATTAGTTTTAATACCAATGGATTTTCAAGAATGTATGTAAAAGGAGATGGAAACGTTGGTATTGGAACTACAAATCCAACTTACAAATTAGATGTAGATGGTAAAGTTAGGTTTAAATTTACAGGTGGTGTTCCTGCGTTAGATATAAGAGCAAGTGATACAAATTTTGCATTAATGAGTTTATTAGGTAATCAAGCAAATGATGTAAATTGGTTGTTAATGAGCGGATATCCTAATCAAGGTGATTTTACAATTAGACAATCGGATGTAGTTGATGCTTTAACATTAATCAAGACCACAGGCGCAGTTAAGTTTAGTAGCTTAGCTGGCGCAACAAGCGGTAGAGCTGTTCTTGCAGATGTTAACGGTGTTTTATCAGCACCTGTATCGTCAATAAATACAAAGGAAAATGTTCAAACTTTAAACTACGGTTTAAATGAATTATTACAAATTAATCCAGTTTCCTTTGATTATATAAATAAAGACAAATGGGGGGAGGAAAGAAACTTAGGTTTTATTGTTGAAGATATGTTTCCTATTATTCCCGAAGTTACGGGCACAATGAATAACGGTGATATGTATCTTGATATGACTAAATTAATACCAGTCCTCACCAAAGCCATACAAGAACAAAATCTGCTAATCAAAGCCCTTGAACAAAGAATTATTAACCTCGAAAATAAATAAAATGAGATACCTATTTTTATTCCTTCCCTTGTTTTCTTTTGCGCAAGACGTTGTCAAAGACACTGTGTACATACAAAAGCAAGGAGCCATTTATTACATTATTCAACAAACTACTTTGTCTGATAGCACAGTCACGGGCTCAAAGCAAATATTGGGCGATAGTGCAACTGCCATTCAAAGCCTTGTAACCGATGCTGAAAGGCAAAGCAACACGTTAGCCATTCATGCAAAGCCTATTATTACAAAGGGTAAAGCCGTGCAAAGGATTAATTACTACAATGATTTGCACGTTCAAATAAGCGGTAAGCCTGTCTATTTTACAACGGCTCAAAGAGACACGGCAAAGTTTATCGGAGACTGGAGGCTAAATTTTAACGGTGAAATCATTGATGGAGTTATTGAGTTAAACAACAACAAGCGTTTAATTTTTAATCCTGACAACGGCAAAGTGTACACCATTTCAACCAACTTACTTTTATCTACATTTACCAATCAAGTTTCCTTTGCCTTTAACGGTATTAAATACGACTTGTATAAATATGCTGATGGCAAATTTGCAACCGTGGATGGTGATGTGAGATTAATAAAACTTGAATAATGAAAGCAACCTTAATAAACCTTTTGCACCTTGGATGGGAGAAAATAACATACGCTATTTGTTGTGGCTGGATATTTTCGTTTTTTGTTCCGATTAAAGGATTCTTGATTTTTACAATTTTCGTAGTTTTTGGTGACATGGCGACGGGTATCATCGCGGCAAAGAAGGAAGGGCAAAAGATAAATAGTAAAGGGCTTTATCGCACAATGGAAAAGATAGTCGTTTATTTCTGTGCTATCCTTATATTCGAGGGTGCAAGGAATACGTTTAGCCTTCCTAACATAACGTACATGGCAGCGTTCTTAATTGCGACGGTGGAGTTGTATTCTATTTCGGAAAATATAAAACGCATCACAGGGGTAAATCTTGGCGTTTTAATCACACGTTTTTTTAATCGTTAAAACAAATAATATGAATACTAATCTTAAAGAGGCTTTAAAATCAGCCGACACAGTAAAAAGTCCACTTGGTGACATTCAATGCTACTCAATGAATTTTGCCCAATTAGCTGGAGAAATAAACGTACATTTAGAAAACAACAAAATTAAGTTTACTTGGCGCGAGTACATTCAACTCGCTCAAATCATTTGGGACAAAATAAAGGAAACATCAAAAGAATGTGCCGGAAAAGAGATAGAAATAAAAGTACCTGCTAAGTTTTCTTTGGTTTCCGCAGCTTTTTCACTTATCGGATTTCGTTTGTAAAATATAGGCGCAGAAGAATCGCTACCTTAGTGCCGAGGGGAGTAGATTGATTTCTATTCCCCTTAAAAATTAAAATTATGGACAAAAAAGATTTTTGTATATTTTTGGATGCTGGTCATGGTGGCATTAATCCTAAAGTAAAATTACCTAATGGATATACTACTTTCCCATCAAAATGTAGCCAACACAACAATGGCAAATTTCATTCTTATGGATGGTTCTTTGAGGGCGTGTTTAATCGGGCCGTCACCAATCTCATTGAAAATTATTTGAATGATTGGGGAATGACCACAATGAAAGTTTATGATGAAATAATAGATACACCTTTAAGCAAGAGAGTACAAAAGGCTAATTTTGCAGCCAAAAACTTTAAAGGATCGATATATCTAAGCATTCACGGAAATGCTGCAGAAAATAAAAGTGCTAGAGGTTGGGAGGTGTTTACATCCCCAGGACAAACCAAATCCGATATTTACGCAGAAATTTTATTTAAAGAGGTAAAATCAAAATTTCCTAATTGGGTTTTTAGGCCTGATACAACCGACGGGGATCACGACAAAGAAGCTAAATTTCACGTTTTAACGCAAACCAATATGCCCGCGGTTTTGTCTGAAAACGGTTTTTTCACAAATTATCATGATGCTAAATTAATGTTTGATACAGACTTTCAAAAAAATATAGCCTTGTGTCATGCTAGGGCGGTTGGTGATTATATAGAAAAAATAGGTTTGTAAGATGCTTAAATAAAAAGGGGCAACGCAAATGTCACCCCGATATTACCACTAATTAACAAAATGTAATCAACCTAATTAATATATTTCTTTAATAAAGTTAACGATAAATCTTTAATATTATCGCCTTCGGATTCTTTATAAAATCTGTACGCTATTGTTATCATCCTTCCAGGCTCCATCATGTCCATCGGTGCGCGTTCATCTTTCATCAAAGGCTCAAGGTAAAATTTAAGAATGAATAATTTTGCTTGCGTGCCCTCGGCAAATCTAATCGATTTTGGGTATTGCTTAGAAATTTTTTCAATCTCTTTCCATGTAGCAACGCTAATACCGTCTATCATTTCATTATTTTTTTCCATGTTTTTGATAATTTTTAGCCTGTAAAGCAAGAGTAAAACAATCTATTTCGTCCTGACTTATTTTGGCTGGTTTAAAATTTGGTTCAAATTTGTAGCCTTCATTTTGAAAGACTTTCATGAATATTTCCTTTCCCCATTTTTTACCCTTTTGTTCCGGGGAAATATTGTAGGCTTCACAACCTTGCTCCTTAATCCATTCGTAAGCTATTCTTGAAGCCGCTTGGTTCATGCCAGCATTTCGAGACATACGGGAAAGAATCGCGCGGTTAATGGAAGAGTTGAAAGTTACATTCTGGAGGCTACTATCTTCCACTAAAACAACAGCGTTTTTATAATCTTTATGCCAGTGAAAAGAGTCTTCCAAAAAATCTACAAATCTTTTGTATTTTTTAAATTCAACTTCTTTATTTGGCTTAATAAAACACGCTGCCATTCCGTTTAATCTAATTGCTGGGTCAACTCCTATGTATGTTCTCATTTGTTTTCAATTATTTCAATCATTTTTTGCAAACCTGCAAGTTGAGCTTCTTCGTAGTTGTCGTAAAAACCGACATTTATATATACAGTTTTATTATTAATAACTCCACTATATTTTTTAATTGTATTTTCATTATACCTAGAATAAGTCGTATTGATACTAAAATCTATATCATACTTATTTCTAAGCCATTTAAATACTTGCTGGTATAATGGTGCTAAGGTAGTTGCTAATTTCTTAGTGCCTGCGTATGTCCAAGCATTGTGTATATGAACTTCTATACCTGTTCTTATATTACCACTAATGTTATAGTAATATGTAAAACAAGGCTCATCAAATCCAAGTTCTTTAAGTTTTAAAGCAATTTCATAGCTTACAAATTCTTTTTCCATAATTAAAATAATGATAATTGAAATGAAGTAATATTGCGCCTGACTTGTTTTGGAAGATCTTCCGGAACATTCTTTATAATTATTCTCCGTTTCCTCCTTCTTATAATTTTTGGCTCATTAATACCGTAGGCTTCTACCCCTTTATCTACGAAATTTATCTCCAAAAGATAACCAAAAACTATAATAGTTCCAACAAATAAAAACATGGTTATATATTCCCCACCTTCATAATGTTCCTGTAATCCAAAGAATATTTCAATTAAAGCTACAATCGTTGCGCCTAATGCTATTTTAGGTGGGTAAGTGCTTCTTCCTTTAGTTGGGTTTAAAAAGTCCATAAAAACGACTGCAAAACGCCCTAATTGTAAAATACTAGCTGCAATGATAGCTAACCAAAAATCTATTGGGAGAAAGATAGCAGTTAAATAGGCGTTGATACCATAAGTTAAAACAATCGTGGCCAGCATAATCGTAGGAATATTATCGCTAATGCTTTCAAAAGTCCACTTAAACTGCAAATTGTTAAAATTCTTTTCCATTTTGTTCGTTGTTTTTTGTTTATAATAATTTAAGTTCTTGTTCTAGTTCCCAAATTTCTTCTGTTAATTCATGAAGAGAATGATCCACAATAGTATCTATAAGTTCTTTGTCAAGAATAATAAAACTACTTTCATTGATTCTGCCAAATTTTATGTCATGTGTTTTTTTAAATTTTAAATTATTTATAATTTCTTTATTTCTATCTATTTTCTGTAAAATAACAGATGCTTGTTTAGCTTGCTCTAAAGTCATGATGTTTGGTTTTTAATGTTTAAAATTCGTTGGTTCTCTTTTTTAACGGAAAATTATTCTTCTTAATCTGCCAATATTCAGCCATTAAAGAGGCGCGAAATTTGTAATCTCTATCTGTATGGTAGCCACTTTTATAGACACATTTGCAAATAGATTCGTACAATTTGATTCCTTTAATTTTGTAATTTGCCTTTTTGCAATCAGCGTACCTACCAGAATTTAGAACGCTGGCCCACAACTTCATGCCTTCTTCGGTGTTGGATGCCTTCATAAATTTAGCGCGGATATATCTGTTTTTACCACGAATTACTTCACGAGTTCTATAGGTTACAGTTTGTTGCCCTTTTAGAGCTTTCACCCCTCCAGCGTTTGCGTGTTTACGCCACAATTCAGTTTCTATTCCTGCACTGGTAGCCTCAATAATAAAGAAGCTATAAATCATAGAAATAGGGAAATCAGTCAATAGATGTACGTTCATTAGCATTGATTCGTAGCAATAAGCTATATATATACGACGTAATTTTGACTTATCAACTCCTTTTAAGTTTCTGAATCCTCTACCTTCTAATGTTTGGCGAAGTTGTTCACCTGATAATTTACGCACTTCCCATCCATAAGAGCGAGATCCGTATGCTTCTTCATCTATCTCTTTGCTTTCTTCCTTTGCAGGAAATGTCAGGGTAGTAATTTTGTGAACATACACTGTATCGCGTTCAATGATGGGTACGAATGAAGTATAATTGTATTGCGTATTTATTGGGCTATAAATCAACCCTACAACAAAAGCAATTCCAATTCCAGCAGCTACCTGATATGGTAGCCGTTTATTTTGTGGTACGTAAGTTTCAATAATTGGTTCTTTCATGACTATTAAATTAAAGGTTCTGCGTAAAAATATCCACCGTCGTATTCGATTGTTTCGTCTCCTTGTTCTGCAATTATGTTACCGTCACAATCGCGAACACGTCCACCGTAAACAAATTCATCCTCTGGAAAATAATCTTCATTTCGCATTTTAGAGTAAACCTTCTCAACTGCATGTCTTTTTGAAGAAGCTCCTACTTCTTCGCATAAATCTTGGTATTTTTTGGCATTGCCAAAGTACATCACTGTAAAAATTGTTGTCATTTTGGTTGTTTTTTAATGGTAAATAATCGTTTCGATACGTAAATTTATATATAAATAATTATATAAAAAAATATTTGTGTATTTATTTAAAAAAAAATCCCGTACCAAAATGATACGGGACAAAATCAACCTAAATTAACCTACTTACCAAATGATGCAATACTTATTTCTTTGTCTGGAACCTCAATTCTTAACTCTTTAAATTTCTTAATGGCTTCTTCAATGTTTGGTGCATCGGTTATCACTTTTCCTGTTTTCCATCTTATCTCGTATTTCATTAGTACCATTTTTTTAAAGTGTCAATAATAAAGTAAATGGCGAAGGCTAAAGTTATAATGCCTCCAGCTGCAATAAAGATACTGGCAGCGTCTTTAATTAATTTTTGCTTTTCGTTTTCAGTTAACATGATTCTTTTTTTTGTTTTCTCGATAAATAGCCATATTGGCTAATAATTTTTCTTTATTGTTTTTGTAATAAGTTCTACTTCGCTCTCTAACCTTTTCCAAATATTCAGGTGTCCAATTTTCGCGAGCCTTC